TTCGGCTGATATGTTCTTTTTATTGTCCATTTTTGATCTCCTCAATGGCGGGAATCAACTGCCTCTTTGCGATATAGTCGATATTAAACTCTTTGCGTAGCTTCGTCTGTGCCTTAACAGCTCCGTTCTGGTTGTATTCGGAAATAATTAAAGTAGCCACATCCTCATAATATTTCTCTATCCCGCCAGGAAACTCTGGGTTCGGGGCAACGGTTGAGCTGAACCTGAAGTAAAGTGCGTTCTCCTGTCCAAAGTCCTTGAAAGCTGGAAAATCCTGATTCAAAACCAGAATATTCTTTCCAGCCATCGCTTCGAGTAAGACTAATGGACAATTTTCTGAGTAAGAAGGAAAGATAAACAAATTGCTGAGTAAGAATAAATCTTTCACAACGTCATGGGGAACACCTTGCTCATAATTGGGTGTATCTACTAAAGAGGTAAATATTAGTTCCCTTCTCTCCATTCCTTTGTCTGTCGCGTATTGATACATTCTTTCAATGGCCTCTTTTTCTCTGTCTGCATTTGCGTGGGCATTTGGCACAACGAGCCTGATCGAATAACCTTTCTTTTTGAGATAACTCATTATCCAGATGACCTTACTGATCTGTTTCCCAGCCAAATCCATCCTGGTTGTTGAAAGTGGATAGACAACAAGAAAGTCTGTACTCATAAGGTCAAAGTCGTCCGTAAGCAGTTTTGATAGCGGATGAAAACCATACAGCTCACGGATGTCCATTGGGTTAAAAACTGTCCTTACATCTTTAGGTAGGACGTGATACATCTCAGCAGCTCTCAGAGCATCTGTATAATTCATGTAAATCAACCTGGAGTTCTTGGGCAAAGTGTAGAGGTTGTCCCAAACCGAGCCATCCAGTTCTCTAAAAGACGGCCCAGAGTGCATCCAATGTAGCCATCTGATATGGGATAGGCTTGCGTCTATCCCACGTCGCATGCCTATATTGTAGGGTAGATAAGAATTGATAAAGATTATATCGTGGGTCAGACACACATCAATATCTTTCATATTCTCCTCCATGGCTTTTTGAGCTTTCTCAGCGTCGGATTCTAAATTGTCGATATTACCTGCCCCATAAGGTTCGAGAATCAACTGAGGGATAACTTTGCGAATTTCTACACCTTTTGGAACTAAAGCGTCATCTTTGAAGAAGTCGAGCACAAATAACACTGGTTCATACCCATATTTCAGGAGAGCTTTTAGTTGTTGATTAACTACGCCACATAAAGAGAAAGCTGGGTTGAAATCTCCGAAGGTTGTTAAAATTCCTATCTTCATACTTCTTGCTCCAATCCTTCTCCAAAAACCAAATCTCCAAATTTATCCATCTCATTATCCATCCTCTTAAGCGGAACTATAGGTGCTGATGTCCTAATATCCCCAGACCTCAGTTTGTGATTTTTATATCTTTCTCGGTAATCACTCACTTTCGGGACTGCTAAACCGCTATTTTCGACTAAATAACCCTCTAAAACCTCATTTTCGGCATTTTCCAGCCTCGATTCTCCACTTAATCGATTCTGAGGGGTTTCTGGAACGGGAGACGTATCTTCCGTCAACTTGTAGCCACAATTCGGACAGTATTTCACTTGATTGTCACTCCTTTCAATAATTCTTTAGGATGATTGTGGGCCATGTGTAGTCCGAGACCTTTCATTCCCCTAAAAGACTTTCCACAAAACTTACAAATTACTCCACCTTCTTCTGGTTTGGCTACTTCTTTAGGGGGAACCATAATAGATTCTCCTGCGGGAACGTCCCCAACCATAGAGGGTGTTTCCTCTCCTTTTACTTCCAAAAAACCATAAATTCCTTTAAGGTAATTTGCAACGTAGTCTGGGAACTTCAAAGACTCTCCAGCTTTTATAGACCACTCAAGAGTTCTTCCTGTTTTCTTAGGATTTCCAGTATCATCAAGCATGGGTTTACCATCCTGGTCAAACTCAATCTCCTCTATCCTATAATCTAATATGTCTTTGTCTGTCGGGTTTTTTAATTCAATTAACTGCATCATTATTCACCCCCCTTAAATTCCTCGTAATATCAATAATAAATCCATAAGTATCTTTCCAGAAAAAGTATTTGGCTTTTTCTTCCTCGTCCTCCATGTCAAAGGTTTGAGCCTGTTTAGGCCCGAACCAAATCTCACGGCCTCTAAAACTAGCTTTTATTCCCTGTTTCGTCAGGTTTTTGAGTACGAGTCTCATTCTTCATTCTGGATATTATCTCTTTTCGTGACCAAAGTAAGGCACTTGGTTCTACCCTGAGTTCTTTTGCGTGGTATCTCTGAATAGTATTTCGTGTCTCTGGGGTATCTGTGAAGTAAAAATCCATCGTTTCTCCCACGCCTGAATAGTAAATTCCGTCAATGGGATAACCCAATGTAAGCAAGGTGGATGCAATATCAATACTAGGAGTCTTAATATACTGTTTATCTTCCATTTTTATCTATCTTTAGACTATCAAAAACTTAATAACTTGTCAAATAACCATACCCGAAACAGATATGGTTACGTTTGTCTGTGTAGATGTCTTAAAGTTGAGGTCTTTCGCTTCGGTAACAGTAAGAGCAACAATCATTGATACTGGAGTATTAGCTGCGACGTAAATCGGGCCTAGAACTACGGTTCCATCCTCGTCTTGAAGTGTCACTTGGGTCGCGGTTTGAGACGAGATTACCACATTTGTGATCTTAATACTCTTTCCAGCCTCGCCATCCACCAACCTTACTGGTGAAAGGGCGTTGTTGCTATTTACGGTCACTCCAAAATCTGAATCCGATGTCACAGATAAAGTAACTGGTAAAGGATTTGAGGCTGCTACTGCCTGTGTTGCTCCGTTTGATTTTTCAAAATGTATTTGCATTATGGTGTTGTTGTAGAGCTAGTTGATGTGCTCGTACTCGTTGAGCTACTTGTGCTTGTTGATGTGCTCGTACTAGATGACGTAGAGCTTGTTGTCGAGCTAGTAGACGACGATGTTGAGCTTGATGTGCTGGTGCTTGTAGATGTCGATGTGTCCCAAGAGTCATCTAATTTTTTCCATGTGCCAGTAACTCCACTTGTGGCCGTCTGAATAAATAGCTTGTTTGTGCCTGTGTAAAAAATCATCTCTCCACCAACCCAAGCTGGAGTTACCGCTTCCTGGCCGAGTTTTTCACCATACCAATCGTAGACACTAGGGAAGGTCGAAGAAATCTTCGCTTTTGCTCCTGTTGCGTCTATATTGTCGTATCCTGTACTCATTATGCTGTTGTTGTTGAGCTTGTACTGGTTGATGTACTAGACGAGCTGCTCGTGCTCGTACTGGTACTTGTTGAACTTGATGTCGAACTTGTTGTACTAGATGTGGAACTTGATGTGCTGGTACTAGAACTCGTTGAAGTCATAGCAAATGTATCTGCCAATCCTCGCCATGTGGCTGTATACCCACTTGTAGCTGTTTGAACGTGCAGGGTGGCATCACTTGTTAGGTAGGCTAACTCCCCACCCTTCCACTCTTGATTTCCAACCTCTTGTCCCAGAACGTGACCATAATAAGTGGCTGGAGCTGTGGGTAGTGAGGCCACAACCTTTGCACTCGAATAAATTGTATTGATATTGTCGTATTGAGTTTTTCCCATTTTAGTCTGCTGCTGTTTGGTCTAAGAATCTGTACCACTCTGCTGTAGTTCCAGATGTCGCCTGTTGAATGTAGAATCTGTTGTCTGTGGTAAGGTATGCAATCTCCCCACCACGCCACTCTACACTATCGACATCATTACTTGCACTGCCGTAATATTGATATGGAGCAGTAGGAAGATTCGAGCCAATATAAGCCCTTGATTGAGGAGCACGAATTTCATCTATCTTGGTTATACCCATATATTCATTGTAACTTATATAGCAAGCTAAATCGAATATTGCCGTCGCCCCTTGAGTTATAATAGATTATGTATCGAATTATCTGTCCGTATTGCTTACACAGATTTCTTGTGGCAAGAAAACGTCAGAGATATTGTAGTGTCCAACATAGAAAAGCCATGTGGAAAAAGCGTCAGCGTATCGAAAAGAAGTTAATCTGTGTAGGAGGCTCCGTCTCCCTTTGATCCCCACATACCTCTCCAGTCAGACCAGCCAAAGCTGAATCTTACTCTGACCTTGTAGAGGGCTGCGTCAGCACCAAAGTTGAAGTCTGACTTGAACTCAGGTCTTACTCTCCAGAACCATTTAAGCAATTTGTTTCGGCTGTCTCCAATAAACCAAGCCGTTGTGCTTGTTAGATATCTCCAAGGAATTACCTTAAAGGCTCCGTCATAGATGTTTACGTCGTTGTTTGCTGTTCCTGGCCTCATTGTGGATTCAGTTACAATCTGCATTGATTTTCTGAGGTCAACTGGGCCAAGGAGGGTGTCTGCTTTGAAAGAGACAATCTCACCCTTGTCGTTAAGTGCCTTTTCGAGTGCCAACCTGCCTGTCTCCAGGTTAGTCTCTCCGAAGGTTATACCAGTTGAGCTGGCATTTGACTGGGCCGTTCCACCGTCTGCTCTTGTGTGTGAGGTTGAGAATAATGGTTTTGCATCTCCGTAACTTGTATAAGAAGTGGAGAATCCGTTATTAAAAACCGAAGCTGCCCAATACTCGGTTGTGAATACAACTGACTTTGCGAGTGCTTTAGGCATTTGGCTGATAACATTGTGTTGGTCATCTTCTACTAACTCCTGAGATACTTTGAAGCCTTTTGTATATTTTAAGTGTGTGTAGCTTGTTTTGTACATCTTAACTGGATCTTCGTAGTCCAAGGCTCCAAGTTCAGATGTTTGAACCAATTTTCCAAATCCCGTGGTTGCTGAATCATACTCAACATCCCTGTCGGATGTCATTACATCAAAGATACGAGGCATAACTTGTGGTTCCTCGTCGTATCTGTCAAAAAAGATCTGTCTTATTGATGGATCTAGTTCGTCTTGAAAATTTCCTCGTATTGCTGCCATAGTTTTATTATAACTTATCTATCCAAATTTACGCATCCTGGCTGTCCAGAGTTAGCTGTCCAACCTGTGTGTTTATAAATCTGTAAAGTCCCATTGATGCGTCTGCGTTATTGTCAGGATCAACTCCGATTAACTGACAATCCAAAGCTCCTACTGTAGCCGATTCACCAGAGGTTACAACTCCGTCTGATGTGCTGTTAAGTGCAAAGTATTTACCTAAAGATGCCAACTCAATCGTGGTATCTGAGTCACAAGAAAATGCGTAGTGACCAAATGCGGGAATGACTGCTACTTCACGTTTAGCTACGGTTGTGTTGGTTGCTGGCATTGTCCATGTATTAGTAGTTCCTGAATCAGGAGTTACTGGTATACCCTTTGGATCTACAACTGTAGCAACAACTCCAAAGAGCTGTTCGGTTGTAGTAGATAAATCAAAATTGCCTGAAGTGTTGAGTCTTACAACGTCCCCAACGGAAAAGATAATTGAATCCTTACCTATTGCATAGATGAGGGATGGTACATAAGCTCCCCCGTCTAAATTTTTCCTAAATTTGAATCCTGCCATTTTTCTTTCTTAACTTTCTTATTTTATTGTAACTTATCACGCAAGTCTGAGCAAGGGTAATGGTTACACCACGGAGAATAAGACCATGTTTTCGGCCATTTTCATCTCATATCTATTTATTCTTTCTTCTCTGCGGGAGGAACTCTTTTCTCCTCACCATCTCTTTCGAGATATGTCTTTTTCGCCTTCTCAGGGTCTACACCCAACTTCTCCGCCCATTTCTTCTGTCCTTCAGTAAGTCCTGCTTCGTGAGAAGATGTGTTCGGTGCTGTACCACTAATAGTGGGCATTGTTCCGTCCATGTTTGTTCGCATTTGAGCAAAGCCCTCAAGTTTCCCTTCCTCTTTTAGCTTTTCGGCATTTGTCCCGACCCAAGCCTTATTTAAGGTTTCTCTTAGACCTGATAGAGGTGATGTCTGCCACGACACTCCGAATCCGTTTAGATAGGTTTCGATTGCTTGTCTGGCTTGTTTTCGCTCCTCTGGCTTCATGTTGGCTATTCCAACCTCTTTCTCGAAGCTGTTTGTGATTTCTAGTCTCTGAGATTTTGCAACCTCAGTTACTTCAAAAGGAACTTGAGCCTTTCCAGATTCGCCTGGAGCAGTTTCTTTCTTCTCTCCGTCTTGTTCTTGTTGCTCACCAGATACTTGTCCGTCTCCAACCAATTTTGACCTGAAGGCTTTTGTAAGTTCAGGATCGGAAGCAAGAGTCGTAACAACAACAGATGCTCCTTTAATGTAATCTGTTGTTTTTTCTCGGAACTCTCTAGTTTCTTCCATTTCCTTTTTCCATCCCTCGTATTCTGATTTAGGGATTTGGACAAACTCTTGTGCGTCTTGTCCTTTAGAATCTTTACCCTCGTCTTGGGTTTCACTTGAAGCATTGTTTTTTTCGTCTTTTTTTTCTTCTGCCAATTTACTCACCCTCTCTCTTAGTTGGACTCGCAGAAACGAGCTCCCCAACAATATTCATTGTAACTCTATAACTCAAATAAAGTCAAATTACCTTTAAAAATTATATTTCAATCCCTCGGTATCTCTACCTACTATATTAAAAGGGACGTTTCTCTCCATTCCTTGAGGATAGGTTGCTTCTTGGGGGTTGTTGTAGAAGATGTCTAATGTACCCAAAATATCATCATCTGTGACATCTTCAACTCTCACAACCTGTCCGTTTGGAAGCTGAATGAGAGTTCCCATGGGTATATCTCCCAATAGTTGTCTACTTATAGCTGCTGTGTAGCCCGATCTGGGTGTTGTGCCTGTAGAAGTGGGATTTCCAGTAGGTAAATAGTATGTAAGTCTGTCAAACTGGGATGGTTGGGGTTGTGGTTGGGCTGGTGCTGCTATCCTTGGAGCCTCCATCGGTCTTTCAGGAACAGGTGAAACCAAATAATCTGAGGTAACATCCCCTTGGGGCTTTCTCAGATAATCTGACACGACCTCTACACCTCTACCAAAAGTATCTCCTGCCCCAGTAAGTAGAGATTTCAGTAAATTTCCTGTATTTTGGACAAAATTACCCACGTTTTTTCTCCTCAGACTCTAATTTCTTACCAGACTCGTCGATCATTCTAATCAACATCTTAATTCCAAGTGCTTGACCCGCAAATTCCGCGTGTCTGACAGCTAAATATTGAGGTTTTTCCTCTGTAAGTTTAAATGAAGCGGATTTTACCCTAGAAATATACCTCTGGGCGATTCTTTTAACGATTGCCCACTGTACTGAGTCTTTTAGGGAGGATAAAACTTCCAACTCCTCAAGTGTTGTACGCACTTTTTGTGGTCTATCTAATACTTTTTTCATATTTATTGCCCAGGTGCCCTACCTGATATTGGACTTGCCCCCACCATCCTGCCTGGCATAGCTCTTTGGGCGGTACTTCCCATAACCCCCCCAGCAACAGAACCCCTTTGTAGAGGCTGATTCCCTGATATACTTGGTTTCTCAAGTTCACCACGGCTAATCTGTGCCTGTTCCTCTCCCTGGATATGAGAAACAATATTTGCCATTATATTATCATCAAAATTCTGTTTAAACTGATCCGAACTCATAAAAGCCAGATGGACTTCGGTGTGCTCTCTTGGTGCATATGGGGTTGATTTAATCACGGCTCCTTGCATAAAACCTTCGTTCTCCCTATTCGCCAATTCGAGATATTCTTCTGGCTGAATCGGAGCCTCATTTCCTGTGCCCGATGGTTCTGCCTTGAACTTGTCTGCGTCATAATCGTGAATCTCGGCTAAGGTGTCTGCCAATTTACCAGCATCCCAGTAGCCTCGCTCTACCGCAGCTTGAACTATGGGATGTTGCATGAACTCCTTAATCGCTTGCTGTTGTAGAGGCTTGGAAATTGGGAAGGTTGGTTCCCCACTCATCTTTAGATCAAATCCTCCGTATTGGGGAGTAATCATTTTGAGTAGTAATTTGTCTGTATTCTGCAAACTTCTGTTCTCCAACGATCTTTTCAGCTTTGGGTACTGAATAATACTGCACTATATTAGGAACTCTGAGTCTAGTAATGTTTGTGAGTAGCTCTCGTGAGAGAAGCCATATCTTCATACGGAGAGATTTCATTGTTGATTCCTTAAATATTGCCGATTCTGTGGCCGTAGATGTGGGTTGAGGGGACTCAATACCTGTCACCATTCTTCCGTCCTCTTTGAGTAGTTTTTCTTCCTGGTAGGCTGTAGGGTGGACTGCTCCATATTCAACTGCTCTGATTGAATTTACTGGATCATCGACGTAAAGGAATCTTGAAGGTGCGACAATAGCTTCATCTTCATCGAGAGTTTCTCTGTTTGAAACCAAAAACATCTTCCAAAGATCCATGTGTTGTCGGTCAATTCTCATTCTTCTGAGGGTTGTAAGCTCGTCTTGGATGCTCTCAAGTAGTTTCGGTTCTCCAGAAGCCCAGAAACCGTTTAATCTGGGAACGTCTGAACCCTCTGCATAAGGGAGTTGTTTGTGGTTGTATGGGTTAGGGCCGTCTTTTACAACGACATCGTTTGCAACAATGATACATTTGTCTGGCCTTCTGCCATAATAGAATAGTACCTCCACTTGATTGTCTTTATCCATTCCTTCTGGGGGCTTGTAGAACTGATAATAATTTGTATCTCCACCTGGCTTCACTAATTTAGCAACACCAAACTGGTCAAAACGTGATCCGATAAATGTTTCTTGAAAGGTATCAAAGTTCATAATTACTCTCTCAATACAATCGTTGGCTTTATACCTACCCATGTTTATATGGCGAGCCATTGGATCGAGAAAGAAGTTTCTCAAGTCAATGTTTGATCCGTAAACATCATCGAAATCGTATATCTCTTTTTCGACCCATTCCTCCTCATTGGTTTCTGGGTTGAACTTTTTAAGAATCCTAACCTGACGTTTATCTTGCCAGTAATCTTCCCTCCACACGGTTTTGCCCAATATTAAGGCTTGTTTTAAGGTTGCGTAAAGTTCTAAATCACCATCTCCAATTTCCCAACTGTAGTCCTTTATATAAGATAGTAGTTTGGCCTTCGGTACATCTTCCTGTCCTCTTGCGCGGATCATCGGCCATATCGTCTGATCGATGATTTCTGCCAAAGCTCTCTCAACCACTGTGGTGGTGAAGGGGGGAACGATATTGCTTTGCCAATCACCGTCATCTCTGTTTGGTCGCCACGCTTCGTAGTTCTTCTCCCACTTATCCCACATCGCCTCAATGTTTTGGCCGTTAATCATCCTACCTTGTTTCATGTAGGCATACCTTTTATATACTTGTTCTCTGTCGAACTGTACCTTGTCGTCAGGTTTGTAGTCTCCGTTTATCTTTGCTGAATCGTTTTTTCTAAAATCTAACATTGTGTCCTTTAATTATAACTTATGCGGGGTAATGGTTTCTCACAAAACCCGTTTCCCTTCTCTCTTTCGCTTTGGGCGGAAACGCAAGTTCAAGTAATGAAGCTAAAGCATCAATAATATCGTCATGGTCATTCTTGGGGAACCTCATAAGTTCATCTTCCAAGTAGTCTGTGTTGGGAACTGTTTTACTATGAAACACCGACCCTGTTTCATACCTTGGTTGAAGTCCTCTGATTCTCTCCTCCTTGCCTCTGTCGGTATTACCCAGTTCTTTTAATGGTATAAATCTGTTTCTGCGTTTCATTTCGTCCTGAATGAAATACTGTAAAGACTTCTGGTATGCAATCGTTTCGATTCCGATTGATGATGGCTTCCATTTTTCATCCCAGTAGAAGATTTGGTCTATAAGTCTTTTAGGTTGAACCTTCTCTCTCCAAATGTCCAACACATACCAATCGTTGTTTGCATCCACCCCGATACAGACCATCGCAGAATAATCTGCTTCTTTTTCCTCTGAGATTGCGGGATCTACCGTGATGAACTTGTTTAATGTAAGCCCCCTCAAGTCTGTCTCCTCATAAGTCTTAAATGGGCCTTTAAATGTGGCGTTTTCCTCTGGCACAGGGTTAAGCATATATTGTGCCGAGAAATGATTGATTCCTTGTTGGCGTTTTAATTCTTCAAGTTGTTTCCAGCCGAGACGTTTTGGAAAGAGCAGTTTACCACTCCCCCATTCTCCTTCGTAAATGGGGAGTCTCATTATTGCAAAGTCATTCAGGAGATTATTCTGGGGGTCTTGAATCCAGGCGTAAAGATCGTCCCAATGCCAGGTAGTGCCTATTATTATTACCTGTTTACCTCCGTTGGGGTTGGGATCAACCAAATCCAATACATCTCTATAATAATCCTTTACTTTTTCTATTTGGTCTTTGGTTCCAATATTGCTTCTTCCAACCAAATCATCGAGAATTGCCAAACTAAAGTGGCTTCCTGTGGCTCCAGTTTGAACGCCTTGCGCCCACACAGTAGGCTCCTTTTGTTCATAACTTTCTTCTCTTTCAATTTCTATTAAGTCCTCTTTCCATGAGTCAGCGTTCGATGATAAATCGCCAAAGATGTCGATTAGAGTTGTGTTCTTTTTAAGATGGTTTTTAATTTGTTTCAAAAATTTTGTTGCCATTGGGAAAACCTCGTTTGCAATTAAGATTCTCACTTTGGGGTTTTTAACGATCATCCAGAGGGAATAACCTACTGTAATCACGGATGACTTAAAAGTACCACGGGGAAGAAGCATTAAGAGTTTTCTGTCGGGGGCATATTTCTGCACAAAGTCGCACACTGGTCTGTGGAGGGGTTCGTAAAGGTCAGGCCATTTAAGGATGTCTCTGTTAAACTCGTAAAAGTGCTCAGAGTAATATTGACGTTTGGCCTCGTTTAAAACCTCCACACTCTCGGAGATCTTCTCTATAAGTAAGTTCTTGTCCATTTTAATCTGGTAGTATTATTCCGCTTTTTGTTTTTCTCAGGGTTGATTTAGTATCTACATTATCCGATAGTAATATTCCCTTGGAAGAATCAAGTGTGTTCTCGGCCTGAATAACAAGTATATCGATTGCCTTCATGTCCATCTCTGGATCGTGGGTAGTTTTAATACCCCTGACGTATACAGACCCGCTTGGAGACTTCACTACAATAAGAATGCCCTCCTGGGATTTAAACCACTTACCCCAAATGCGTATGTCTGTTCCGTCTGTTGCCACCGCTTCAGGAACCCAACCATCAGGCCAGCTTATAAGTTCAAGCCCCGCTTGAGCGTAGGCTGCAAGTTTGTTTCGGTAGGTAAATCTGGCTTCTTTGGAGAAATCTAAGGAGTTTAAATTCTGATCTCTGACGATCTTCTCCTTGGCTTCTGTTTCTTTAATTTCATCTACGACAATTTTACTGGCTGCATCATCGCCTGGAGCATGATCTATCTGTTTAAGATAATCAAGATTCTCATACGCTTCTTTCTTCTTATCTTCCTGTGATTTGGGTTTAATACGACGCATAATTCCTTTTAAGTATACCAGCTAACCATGCTGCTTGTTTTTCTTGCGGAAGTTGACTCAGAGTATATTCACCGTAACCTGACGTAGACGTAGTTACTACCCTGACCTCATCCCAGCTCTCTGCGATCTCTTGAATGAATATCTTTAACTGTTTGACCTTTCTTTCTTTTTTGGGTTGCGCCCCTTCCATGTCGGACATCTTACCTGTTCTCCATGGATGATCTTTTTTCGGTAATTGCCAAGCCATATCAGCTCACCTCCTCCAAATCTATCGCATCTATATCTTCGTTGTCATCGTCAAACTCATCCACTTTAACTTCTTCCTCCCTCGACTTCAGTTCTTCCCCGCACCATTCACAAAGTCTGTGTTTGCCTTCAGTTTCTTCATGACAGTTCGGACAGAAAATTATCATACCTTTATATATTTACCAATAATCGCTGAGAACTTGTATCCTGGTAAGGGTTTGTCAGAGAATCTATCTTCCCTTTGTTCCCCCCGTGTGTACTCATCTCTGGTAGCTACTTCAACAGGTCTGATGGTAGCTACTTGGGGAATATCCTCTGAGAAAGATTCTACCTTGAGGAAGGGTTTTCCATCCTTCGTAATCAGGCATGGAAGCTCCTTAATACAGGCATAGATGTTTCTCTGAAATTCTTTAATTGTAACCGTATTCATAGTAGCTACCAATATTTAGCCTCAAACATTTTCAAATATATCTCTGACTGATTTTAGACCTAATCTAAATTTTATTCTTTTCATTCTGGGTGTATGGGGGGTACTTATACTCATTATCGTGCCTATATACGTCGTACAATGTATATTATGCGACATATAAATCAGCATTAAACTTGCTGAGTAACAGTTACTCCATGCACATACTCTACTGCTTCATACCTTACTACCTTATATATCATCTAAGTTTCATTAATTACTTCTTGGCTTTCGTTGGGCTTTGACTTAACTAATTTACTGAATGTATTGATCTCTTGCTGTACCTCTTGGAGTTTAGTATATAATTCTTCTGGAGTTTTGCCATGAAGTTTAAGACTGACCTCTCGTTTATCTATCTGTGTTCTTGTGGCGGGGAACTTGTCTCTTAATCTATAAGCCATCTCAATGCCTCTTAATCCATCTGAAGGGCTGATCTTCTTGAGGGCTTTTTTAGTTAATGAGTTATCAATAACTGTCCTTAGTTGATGGGCTAAATAAATATCACTTACTCCAGCGTTATCCAGTATTGATTCTATATAAGTTACTATTCTAGGATTTGCCATGTTAGTTGATCCTATAACTGAGGCTGACTTCTTATCTTGAGTATCATAAGTCTGAAGTACCGCTTTCGTGGCGTTGCCTGTCTTAACATAAGCGTCACTGAATCTTTTTTGTTTAAGCGTTAATCTACGAGGCATTAAGCAACATTGTCGTCCACTTGGTCAATCTTGTCAATGAACGATTGTGCAGTTGAGGCTAAGTAACTATTTTTTGCATTATGGGATTAAAAAAGACCTCATGTAATCAATTCTAAGGGGTCTAATTTATTAAAGATGATTAACTATACTGCTCGTCTATTCAGTAATTACTACATATCTAACATGAGGAGGTTTTATCAAGTGCCTAAATGATACACTTTGATATAGGTATAAGACTTGACAAACTAATTTTAATTTGAGACAATACCATTGTACTTTGATAATGATTTGATGTTACTAAGGCGGGTTGGCTTTGGATCAAGTAGCGCACACTACTTATTTTTAAATTGGCAAAACCCTATTCTATCACAAGCGGACCCGTTTTAGTAGTACCAAATCATATATACATGACATTAAAACAACATCAAGCATTAAGAAAGTTTAGACATTATCACACCCGTTTATATTTTGTGGGGCTTCATTTGATAATGGCGTTATCCGCTTGTCTAACGGTTTTAATTATATGGATTATAAAATAGGAGATGTAGTTTTAGCGGTGGCAGATTATGATGATGCTCCAATTATGGGAATGAAGGGAATAGTACGTTGTTTCAATTCAGTTGGTTTGGCTGGAGTTGAGTTTGAAAATTTACGAGACATGACCAGATTTGGACATACTTTGAATGGAAAACTAGACACAAGATCGGGCTGGTATGTTCCGAGTAGTAATCTAAAGCTATACAAAAAGAACATTGATCCTAGATTTAGTTTAATCGGGAAGGAGGTGAGTATATAATGGCAAGACGAAGGAGAGTTGGTAGACCTAGAACAACTAGCGCAAGCGTGCGTGAGA